CACGTAGGTGTTACCTACGACGTGTAAATTCGCGTCCGGTGTGACGGTTCCTACACCCACGGAATCGTTCACAGAGTCCACATGAAGCGTATCAGTGTTCACGGTTAGATTAGCACTCACGTAGGTGTTACCAACGACGTGAAGATTCGCATCAGGGGTTACCGTCCCGATACCTATGGATTTATTGACCGTATCTACGTGGAGTGTATTCGTATCTACGGTCACGTTATTTAAGATGTATGCGTTACCGACGACGTGTAAAGTTGCATCCGGGTGATTTGTTTCGATACCTACGAAATGTTTATTCGTGTCCACGTGTAATGTGTTGTCTTCCACAGTGAGATTGGAACTGATGTACACGTTTCCTTCAACGTGTAAATTGGCATCGGGAGTTGCCGTGTTAATACCAATAGAGTCTTTTGATGAATCAACAAAGAGGGTATCTGTATCTACGGTGAAATTGTCGGCAACATTGAGTTCATTCGTTATAGTCGTTCCATACGTAATCTCTTTCGAGTCTGCGTTATACATCATCAGATTGGAGTTGTTCACGTTTCGTACAGGGTTTATGAAGAGTGCATCTTGAGTGGTCGTGTTGTTAAATCCCGCGGTATCTGTACCACCGTTGATGATGACCGAACCTGCCGCTTGTGAAGTGGGGTACCCCGCGTAATAGCCTATGGCTATGGCTCCAGCGCCTTGTAAGAATTTACCCGCACCTTCACCGATCGCGATAGCCTTCTCACCTTGTTGCGAGAAGCCCGCTTCCTTACCGATGGCGATGGAACTGTTTCCTTGTTGCGTCGAGGCCGAATCCTTACCGATGGCCACGGTATTCGTACCTTGCGCTTGTCCACCCGCATTCTCACCAATGGCCACGGCGAGTGTTCCTTGATTTTCGTAACCCGCGTTACTACCTATGGCTATAGCACTGATACCCTGGTTTGTCTCACCAGACCTTTTACCCACGGACACGGCCGATTCTGCTTGTGTGACGCTTCCAGATTGGTATCCGATGGCTATCGAATTGGATTGTTGGCGGTCGTAGCCAGCTCTGTATCCCACAGAAATGAGGTGAGAATTAGAGGAGGTGTGAATTGTGCTCCCAGTATCTTCACCGATGAGTAAACGGTTAAATCCTGAATTATCCACGCGCCGAGTCGCGGCGATCGTTCCGTTAACATCTAGGTCCTTAGTGGGATACAACTGGTTAATACCTACACGATTCGTGACCACATCAACGTGTAAAGTATCCGTATCGACAGTCAGGTTCGATGTCACGTACGCGTTTCCTACGACGTGTAACTCTGCATCTGGTACCAGTGTATTGATACCAACTTTATCGTCGGTCGAATCAACATAGAGGGTATCTCCATCAACGGTCAAATCCGCGGAAATACTCGTGTTACCCGTGACATCCAAAACATTAGAACCAAACTCGTCCACGAAGAGATTCGAACCCACGTCCAACGTATGTATGGGAACGGTGTTTATGATACCCACATTCGATTGTGTGAATAATTGACCATACACGTGGACGTTAATATTTTCGTCCGTTCGGGGTGTTATCGTTTGAACGTCCGCACTCGATTGCGTATAACCGAGTGCAATCTCTTCCGTACCTTCTAAGAAACCAACGACAACATTCGAACCAGGGCGATTTAAAATAAAACCAAGGTCCAAAGTCGAATCGGTGGGTGTGTTATCTTTACCAATTTCTATGATGGCATCTTTTATCACGGTGTTGTTCGAGTGTAAGGTAGTTACTAAACCATTGAAAGTCGCGTCACCGTCTACGACGAGTCTATTTTGTATGTACGTGTTTCCTAAAACGGTCAACACATTACTTCCATCCTTGTCTACAAAAAGTTTGGAACCCACGGAGAGTGTATCAGTGGGGGAACCGTTAGCGATACCGACATTCGAAAGTGTCGTCACAGATGTGATGGCATTATTAAGCGAAACCGTATTCGCGGTGACATTACCGTTTTTCACGGCTGCTTCGAGTGTGAAATTAAGAATATCCTCGGCGATAGCGTCGGAGTCCATCACTTCTTTTGTAATTCGATTGTATGCTAACACGACTATATTTCTATCGGTAAGGTCTGTACGTAAACGTAGAGGTGTCATATAGATCGAATTAGGAAAGGCTGCATCAATCTCGGTATTACTAGCATCGAATACCAATGTATTTTCTGCCTGGTCATTCGTGGTATTTTTACCGAACCTCACTTTGGTCGAACGCTCGACCGTCGGCAAATTCTTGACCATTTAATATAGATTGGTATTTTAATTCGCGTAAAGAAGTGCCGCGAGACCATTTTGGATACGAAGTATGTTGTAGTTCACGGCGTATATAGGGTGCTCTATGTTCATGGATTCACTTATAATCTTCGCTGAAGTAACACGGCTGAAATTGAGTGTACCTGTGGGCTGAAGAGAACTGGTGGACAAACAAAAGGGGTACAAGAAAAAATCGGGAGATGCCACGAAGTTTGTGTGGTAATAGTGCATCACATCGATAAAATGGGGTTTTCCCCATCTATAATTACTTAAATCGATTCCGTTAATGCTCAATTTAACCCTATTGGAAGGAGACGTGAGCGCGCCGTTGGTCGTCGTATCTGAAGACGCGAGGTACTTCACTGGATGATTGAACGTAAGCTCTTGAGCGGTCGTCCCAGAGGCGACATTCTTTTGAACCTGTGTTACGAGCATGTCGTGTGTGCGGGTGGCGACTTGACCACGTTCCTCATTGTCG